CAATCACTTACGATAAGGTTGGATCGTACTACAAAGTAATCTCAGCAGACGCAGATACTAAGCACGGACTAAACCTCTCTTGTTGTTTACTTGATGAGATACACTCTCACAAAAACAGAGATTTATACGATGTTTTACTTACTTCTATGGGAGCAAGAAAAGAACCTCTTATGCTTGGTATTACCACAGCTGGAGCAGGTCATCAAAAGGACCACATTTGTAAAGAGCTTTACGACTATGCTAAGAAACTTATCCAAGGTTCTATCCAAGACGACTCGTTCTTAGGCGTTGTTTACGAAGCTGATAAAGACGATGACATCTTTGACGTTGAGGTGCAAAAGAAAGCTAACCCAGGCTTCGGTACGATTATCACCGAAGAGTATATGCAACAGCAATCGGTAAAGGCAAAAAACGAGCCTTCCTACGAAAACACGTTCCGTAGACTTCACCTTAACCAATGGGTTGCAAACGAAACTAAATTTATTAGTGACGACAAGTGGATGGAGGGAGATGTTCCTGTAGACGCAAGACGATTAGAGGGCAAACCTTGTTACGCAGGACTCGATTTAGCTTCGACTCGTGACATCACTTGTCTATCACTTATGTTCCCTGACAACAACGATGGGTACGATATTATTCCGTTTTTCTTTATCCCCGAAGAAAACGCTTACAAACGATCAGAACGAGATAAGGTAGACTACCTGAAATGGCACAGAGAAGGACACGTTATCTTTACTCCTGGTGACGTTTGCGATTACAACTACATCAAGCAAAAGATACGTGACTTGAGCGAGATATACGATATTCAAATGATAGCTTATGATAGATGGAACGCTTCACAAATCGTAATCGACCTTACAGAAGAAGGTTGTCCAATGATACCTGTCGGTCAAGGTTATCGGACTATGTCGCCTGCAACAAAAGAGTTTGAAACTTTAGTGCTTGGAGGAAACATTCGTCACGCAGGAAATCCTGTACTTAGATGGATGATGTCAAACATCGTGCTTACCCAAGACCCAGCAGGTAACGTAAAGCCGAACAAAGCAAAGTCTAACGACAAGATTGATGGTATCGTTTCGTGTCTAATGGCTTTAAGCGAAGCAATGAAAAACAAAAATAGTGGAACAGGTTATGATGACAAGGAGATATTCTTTATCTAAAGGCGAAATTATCAAACTACACCAAGGTAGTGTTAGAGCGATTTGCTCTAGTGTTTTGGCTAACAACCAAGACTATCACCTTTTAGACGATTTAGTCCAGGACATCAACCTTATTTTGCTTTCACAAATGAGTGAAACTATTGAGTCTTTACACGAAACAAATCAAATAGAGTATTTCGTGGCTCGTGTGGTCGTTAATCAAGTCTTGTCTACCTCTAGCCCCTTTCACACGACTTATCGTCTTAAACAGCCTAAAAACACCCTTCAGAGCGATGATTACGATTCACTTCCTGACCTACTTTGGCAAGAGATATTTAAATTAGACAGCCAAAAAGCAAAAGATATTGTGTATTTAAGGTTCGAATATGGGCTAAAAATACAAGAAATAGCAAAAATTAAAGGGTGTAGTATTCGCTATATACATAAGGTTTTAGAGCGTTCTTTAAAAAAAATCAAAAATAATTCGAAAAATTAGTTCACATTTTAGGTGTTTTTACTATTTATAGGTGTATAGTTTTTCATAAAATCAGACAATTTGGGAATATTTGACTTTTTTACTACAAGAAAACAACCTCTTAAACAAGAGGAAAGAGGTCTTTACGGACAGACTATACTAGGACCAACTTTCGGTTCACAATCAGGCGAAAACGTATCTAAAGAACAAGCAATGCGAATAGCAGCGGTATGGTCTTGCGTAAGAGTCTTGTCAGAAACAATCGCTTCACTTCCAATATCAGAACACGAAGTTGATATTGAAACTGGCAAAAAGAAAAAATTAAACTCCCCCCTAACTGATTTAATAGGTAAACAACCTTCTCCTTTATTTAATTCTTTTATGTTCTTCGAGCGTATGCTAGTTGACTTGAGCTTAGATGGAAACTTCTACGCTTACATCGAAAGAAACGGAGCAGGTTTACCTATTGGATTGCACCCTATTCAATGCGTTGATGTAGATATTTATATGTCACCTGATGGTAGAAGTGTATATTACGAGATAAATCAAAACAATACTAATTTTGTTTACCCTTATACAGGCAGAGTAAACGCAATCGATATGATTCATTGTAAAGGTATTTCTCTTGATGGTATCGAGGGGCAATCGCCTATTGAGTCACAAGCAAATACTTTAGGAATATCTTTAGCCTTAAACCACCACGCAGGTTCATTCTTTAAGAACGGTGCGTCTGTGGGAGGTATTCTTAAACACCCTGGGACTCTCAAGCCCGAAACAGCTAAACGTCTTAGAGAATCTTGGTCTAACAACTACGGTGGATCGGCTAACACAGGTAAGACAGCTATACTTGAAGAAGGTATGGACTTTATGCCTAAGATGTTACCGAACAATCAAGCACAGTTCTTAGAGTCAAGACAATTCTCTATAAGTGAAATCGCTCGTATTTTTAGAGTACCGAACCACCTTATAAATGATTTATCTGCTGCAAGCTACAATAACATAGAAGCACAGCAAATAGACTTTGTGGTTCACACTATTACGCCTTACGTAAAAAGAATTGAAACTGAGTTGAACTCTAAGTTAATTCCTTTTAAAAAGCAAGGTACACAATACTTTAAGTTTAATCTAAACGCTTTACTTAGAGGTGATTCTAAATCACGAGCTGACTATTACAGAACATTAGTAAACATCGGTGTGTTATCACCTGATGAGGTTCGTTCGTTTGAGGATATGAACCCGATGGGTGGAGAAAGCGAGAAAGTCTATATGCAATCTAATATGATGCCTTTAGATAAGCTAGGAGAGGACACATCTAGGGAAAGTATTAACAATAATATTAAAGAAGATGAAGAAAAATAATAATAAAGAAACTAGGTTGTCCTCTAAAGCTACTTTTGAGGTTCGAATGAATGAAGATTCTGACGAAATCAAAGTAGGTGGATATGCTTCACTATTTGACCACGAAAGCAGAGATTTAGGCTTTAGAGAAATTATCTCAAGAGGTGCGTTTGATGGTCGATTAGATGACAATGTTGTTTTAACATTTAACCACGATATGAATCTTATCTTAGATAGAAATCACGGTGGTACGCTTAAATTGTCTGTAGATGATTTAGGTTTAAGATACGATGGTACATTACCAAATACAACGGTTGGGCGAGATGTCGCTGAACTAATGCGTAGAGGTTTACTTTATGAATCTTCGTTTGCCTTTACGGTAGAGGATGACGAGTGGAGTAAAGATGGTGATGTAGCAAAGAGAAATATCAATAAGATCGGAAGGTTGTTTGATGTTTCGATTGTTGGTGTTGGGGCTTACTCCAATACTGATGTAGCTTTACGTTCTTTGGAAGAGTTTAACAACGAAACCGAAGAGGTTAAAGAGGAAGAGGTTATAGACCTTTCGAATATTAATTTATTAACTAATGAGTTAAAACTCAAAAGCAAACTTTAAAACAAATGAAAAATTCAGTTGAATTAAAGCAAGAAAGAGCAGGTTTCATCACAGAAGCTAACGAAATGCTTGAACTTTGCAAAAACGAAACTCGTAACTTTACTTCTGAAGAGCAAGTATCTTACGATGAGAAAATGTCTAAAATAGACGAACTAAAAAAATCTATCGAAATGATCGAAAGACAAGAAAAATTAAACGCTGAGATTGCTTCTAAAGTAGTAGCAACAGTATCAAATGAGCCAAAAGAAGTAAGAAACTTCTCTTTCTTCAAGGCAATCAACGATTTCACTAACGGAAAGTTAGATGGAGTAGAGCGTGAAATGCACGACGAAGCTGTAAACGAAGCTCGGTCTGCTGGTCGTTCAATAGATGGTTTAGGTATTCCTTCATTTATGTTGGAAACTCGTGCTAATGTAACTCAAGGTCTTTCAGCTATTGCTCCTACAAACGTATTAGGATTTGCTGATGCAATGAGAGAAGCATCTGTATTTAACAGAGTAGGTGCAAACATCCTAACAGGTTTAAGTGCTAACACAACTATTCCTGTAACAGGATCGTCTACTGTGGCTTGGGCTGCGGAAAATGGTGCAGCAGCAGATGGTGGTGCTGAATTTGGTAAGGTTGAATTAAACCCTAAGCGTTTAGCTTCTTACGTAAACATCTCTAAGCAATTATTGCTACAAAACGGAGCAGCAGCAGAGCAAGCGATTGTTCGTGATTTAGGTCGTGCAACAGCTCAATATATGGATGCAACTTTATTTGCTACAGCAAATAGTGCAACAGGAGTACCTCATTCTTTAGGTCAAATGGCTACTAGCGAAATTACTGAGTCAGCTTTCTCTCCCTTGGCTTCTATTATGTTAGACTTTGTTACTGCTGAAGCAAAATTAGCTGAAGTAGGCGGTCTTGAAGGAAACTTAGCTTATGTAGCTTCTCCTGCTTTAATGGCTCAACTTAAGCAATCAGCTCAAGTCGCAGCAGTAAATGCGGGTATGCAAGGTTCTTTAATCAATGGTTACCCTACCTTCTTCACTAATGGTTGTACTAAATCAGCAGGTGTATCAGCAGACTTCTTCTTCGGTGATTTCTCTAAATTATATATGGGAATGTTCGGTGGACTAGACATTATGGTAGATCCTTATTCAGTAGCTGTAAACGGTCAAACTAGATTGGTACTTAACCAATATATGGACTGGGGTGTTTCTGATGGAGCAGGATTTGTTAAAGCAACTTCTTTATTAGCTGCATAATAAATAGTTTTTAATTAAAGGGAGTCCTTCGGGGCTTCCCTTTTTTAACCTTTTTCACTTTTAATCTATGTACTTAGACCCAAATTTAAACATACAAGGCGATTTAGTTTTAGTCGACAACCCTTCTACAAAGGTGGTGTCTTACGCTGATATTAAATCACAGCTACGTATTGACTCAAATGATGAGCAAAATTTGTTAGAAGCGTATATAGATGCTGCTACTGATATGGCTGAGAACTATTGTAATCGCCACTTCATAACACACCAATACAAACTTTACTTTAACGAGCAAGTAAATAAGGCTTCGTTAATATTTCCTAATTGTACTTTACATACTAATACTGAACCTGTAGAGAAACCTATTAATTGGTTAGATGAGAATGGAGCTGCTCAAAGCTCAGATAAGGCGTATATAGACGCTTTCTCTAACCCTTCCTTAGCTTACCTTAGTTCGGACTTTCCAGGCACTACGCTTAAGGATAATGCGGCTAATACGTTTTACTTTTGGTTCAACACAGGATATGGTACGGCTAGTTCAGATGTACCTGAAGCGATTAAACAAGCTATCAAGTTAATTGTAGCTGATATGTATTACTTCAGAGAAGATAGAAAGCGTCAGTTTCCTATGGCTTCTCAAATATTATTACAACCTTATAAGTGTTATCACTAGATGGCGTTTATAAGTCAAATAAAAGCAGGTGACTTTAACATTCGAGTAGAGTTAAGGGACCTTTCAGCTTCACAAGATGCTTTCGGTGGTGTGACTAATACTTACGCAACCGTTCATACTATGTGGGCTAATAAAAATGTTAAATCTCTTCGTGATGTCGAGGAGAAGTTCGAAGGTAACGAGCTACAATCTTACTCTAGGTTTGTGTACACAATCCGATATTCTTCGGAAACAAAAAACATAAAATCTAATTGGGTTTTAAGAGAGGTAGATACAACCAACGATTTAGATATTATTGGGTACGTAATTGACCCAAGAAAAGAATTTATAGAGATATTCGTAAGCGAGGATTTACCAACTGAATCACCTGTATAGATGGGATTGTTTGGTAAAAATAAACCTGATGTAAAGAAAGACTCTGTATTACAAATTAAAGGTATTGATTCTGCACGAGCAAGTTTAAAGAAACTTGGTAAGAACGAAAAAGAATCTCGAACCTTAATAAACAAAGCACTAAGACCTGCGGCTCAGAAATTAGTCAAAGCTCTTAGAATGAAATACAAGCACGGAAGTAAGAATAAAGTTCCTGGACAAAGATACGATGAAGCAACAAAAAGTAAAAAAGTTGGTAAATCTATAGCAGATTCGATTGGTATCATTACAGCTCGAAGGTCTAAGAAGCCTGGCTTATTTGTTGGAACAAGATTAAAGCACCTTAACCAAACTTGGGTTGATGGTAAAAAAAGTAGGAATTTACCTGCGATGTTGTTAAACGGAACTAAAGAGCGTTCTCACAAAAGCGGTAAATCGACAGGTAGAATACAAAATCAACCTGATTATTATAAACAGGTAATGGATCAAAAAGGTTCGGATGCTATGGCAACAGCCGAAAGAGATATATCTAAGATGTTAGATAGAATGTTTAAAAAAGCAGGATTCAAATAGACGTATGTTTCAAGATATAGGAAAAGTAATAATAACAAGACTCAATGCAACATCAGCTTTCACAACAGCTAATGGTGGTAGTAATAGAGTCTTTCCTGTGATTATACCGCAAGGTGTAACATATCCTTCGACCACGTTCGAGATAACCAACGTAAGCAACTTTATGAGTAAAGGAAACTCGTTAAAGTCTTGTGACGTATCGATTCGGATTGCTTGTTTCGCTGACGTTTATTTAACAACATATAGTCAAGCTAAGGCAGTAGTAGAAGCCTTAGATTTGTACGAGGTGAACTACACCGAAGATGGTGTGACTTATACCGCTAAGTTTAGGTTTGAAACCCTAGATGATGAGTATTTTAAGTCACCTGAAAAGTTCTACAAAAACGTAATATTTAATTGTTTAATAATCAAAAACTAAATAAAAATGGCAATTTTAAACGCAACAGATTGTGTGCTTTCAGTAACCACAGGTGGTTCTTTACAAGCGGTAGCTCACTCTACTTCAGCATCAATTTCAATGAATATGGATCTTAGAGATTCAACAACAAAATCTTCAGCAGGTTATCAAGAAAACCTAGGAGGTTTACGTTCTTGGGAATTAAGCGGTGATGCTTTCGTAGAAATAGGTGCTATTGCAGGAGCAGATATAGAAGAATTATGGACAACTTGGGAAGCTCGTACAGCAGTAGCAGTAAAGTTTGGTGCTTCAGGTATGGAATACACAGGTAACGCTATAATAACTTCTATTTCAATAGACGCAGGTGTAGAAGAAAACGCAACTTATTCTATTTCTCTTACAGGTACAGGGGCTTTAGCTAAATCATAGTATTAACTTTTAAATCCATTAATTATGGCAATCAAAAACGCATCGGATTTATTAGTTTATAAAAAGTCGCCTGCTAACGTAGCTCAGATAACTAGAATTAAAGTATTAAACGTAACACCTTTAAGTGCTAATGGTACTGTTAAAATTTTAAATACGACAACTAGTGGAGGGGCTAACGTAGCTGAGTTAGAAACAGCAGCTACTACTTCAAATACAGGTTCAGATTTGATTCTAACAATTTTCTCTTTACTTGTTAGTAACGGTTATTCAGGAAGTGGTAGTGTAGGTGAGGGTGATTATATTTATAGAGATTTTACCAACAATCACGATGGTGACATTAACACTTTAAGTTTTGCAGATGGTACAGCAGAAATAGACGAAGGAGGTATAGAAGTAATTGTAATACAATCAGGTGAAACACTAAATGGGCAAGAACCTATCGCACATAGCACATCGGCTTCTATTTCATTTAATGAGGACTTGAGAGATATTACCTCTAAAGATAGCGGTGGTTATCAAGAGAACGCAGGTGGTTTAAGGTCATTTGAGTTATCGTCTGACGCACTACAAGACATTAGTGCTGACTTAGACTTTAAAGAGTTCTACGATGATGTTCACGAACGTAATGAGGTGATAGTAAGATTCGCAGAACGTGACTCAGGTGTTAAATGGGAAGGAAGTGGTTACGTATCAAGTCTTTCTATGGATGCGGGAGTCGAAGAGAATGTGACTTACTCTGTGACTATAACAGGTACTGGGGTAGTAACAAAAGGTACATACTAATAAATAAACACAAATAAAAATGAAAAAGGTAGAATTAGGCGGTCAGGAGCGACCAATCAGATTTAGTTATTTATGCTTAAAAGAAATCTGCAAAAAGTTAGGTTTAAAGCTAAACGAATTAAATCAGTTAGGATCGGAGATAGACCACATCGGAGTTATCGCTTACTTTGGTTTAAAGTACGGAGCGAAGAAGATTGGAGAGAAGTTTACTTATAAAATCGCTGACATTGAAGAGTGGTTAGATAACGAAGATTTCTCTAAAATATCTGAAATATTTGAAGCGTTCCAACTGGACCAACCTCAAGGCGAGGGAAAGTAGTAGAGGGAGAGGAGATAGATTCTGACGAAGGAGATATTGACTGGGACAAATTAGAGCAAATCGGTTTAGGGATGTTGGGGTTAGGTTATGATGAATTATATAGTTTAACCCCACGTTCTTTTAATAATCGCTTAGAGGGCTTTAAAA